TGCATCGACTGCTACAACAACCGTTTTTTCTATTAGCACAGGAGCCGGCGCGGCTATTGCTGCCGTAGCCCAAAACATGTTCCCTCTCAGCACTGATTTAAGCAACACTGGCGCTGGTGATGGGGTGCTATCGACGCTCGGGACAGTCATCACATTCAGTAGCGCGGTCGGTACTCCATATGGAGCCGGAAGTGCAATGAGAATCCAAGACTCCTCCTCCACCCGAAACAAACTAGAAATTACGTCTGCGGCTGCGGTTGAGATGATGGAGTTCTCCTCTGCGTTTACCTGGGAGTGGTGGATGTGGCGCGATTCAGGACAAAATAGCAGTCATAGAGTTCTCTTCGATTCGCGAGAGAACGGCGAACATTCATACCCTGTGCTTTTGATACAGTTTAGTTCTGGCGGGTTCTTACGAGTATCTAATGCCTCTACCGGTAGCGGTTCGTACCAGGACCGGACAGCGGGAACTGCCGCAGCAGAACAACAGTGGCAACACTTCGCGATTACGCGAGACTCCAGTGACACACTTCGGATGTTCATCGATGGAGTAAAAGTTTTGGCTACCTCATTCGCTTTTTCGTTTGATAACAAAGCGACCGGCGGGAGACCAGAATTTTTTTCGGATGTGAATGTTACTAATAATTCTGCACATTATATGCGGGATCTCCGAATCTTCAAGGATACATGTGTATATACCACTTCGTTTAGTGTTCCAAATCAGCCCATGACGGCCACTAATGAAACACTTGTTATAGCAACATCCTCAGTGGTAGACACCCGTAGCCACTCACACGTCTGGAACTATTCAGACATCTACAAAGCGCGACGAGCGGATAGTTGGCCAGCTAGTTCTGTTTTTCATCCGTCTTCACCCTCTCTAGTGAGCTTATACATACCTGGAGACACAGATGTTGCTGATGCCAGTATACACGGACACACGTTAACTGCTACGCCTGGTGCTGCGGTGTCGTCAGCAGCATCAGTATTTGGAGGTGCAAGTGTCTATTTCGATGGGGGCAGTTACTTAAATTTAAGTGTTAGCACTAGCCCCGCAACTTCAACTGCGTTAGTTTTTGGGACTGGAGATTTTACTCTAGAGTATTTTATCAATAATCATCCTAATAATGCTAATGTAAATATGATGCATCCTGAAAATGAAAGCAATACAGGAACAGGATATTGGGCGCACATTATTCAAGATAGAAAACTAAGGTGGAACCACCAATATGATGTTGCTAATTTATGGGAAGTAAACGCTTCAGCGGATCTGTTTGACAACACATTTCATCATGTTGCAATCGTTAGAAATTCTGGCACGTTCAAGGTCTTTATTGACGGCCAGTCTAGATCTGCTGATAGTGGAACATTTACCGATAGCTCTAATTATGTGTATTCATCAGGATATCAAATAGGTGGTCACGGGAATATAGCAGGTGGTGGTCAGCTACTGGGGTATTTAGATGATTTTAGAATTACAAAACACGCAGTTTATACCACCGCTTTCACTGTGCCAACGGCGGCTCTGGGCATCCAGACGTTTTTGTAGAGAATGAAACATGTCAAGATTCTACGGTGATTTTGATCCAGCAGCAACGGCTAGTACTCTCACTGAAACTATACAGAGTGATGGTTCCATAGCTGGGGTAGCTCAAAATATATTTCCTCTTAGCTCTGATCTCAGCAACACTGGCGCAGGTGATGGCAGTCTATCTAGCGTCGATGCGCTGACCTTCTCTAGCGCAGTAGGCACACCATACGGACCAGGCAGTGCGTTGCGTATCAATGATACTTCACCACGCACTCGCGCTAAAGTAAGTAGTTCTGCTGCTGCGGTGGAAATGATAGAGTTTTCGTCTGCTTTTACTTTTGAGTTTTGGCTACACAGAGATACAGATCAAAATAGCGGCGGTAAAATGTTTATCGACGGTAGACCCAACGGCCAACACTCTCAACTTACTTTTCGTATTTACTTTTTAGATGGAAAATTAACACACGATAAAGGTAGTCAAAGTGGCGGTACACAACCTGTGGTGCAGACTGCCACGACCGCTGCCACTGGGGTATGGCAACACTACGCCCTAGCAAGAGAATCAGACGACACGCTAAGAATGTTTTACGACGGGGCAGTTGTTTTAACCACCTCCTTCGCTTTTACTTATGATAACCTAGCAACTGGTGGCACACCAATTCTTTTCACGGACCCGAATGTAACTAACAATTTTAAGGCTTATGTGCGTGATCTCCGCATAATTAAAGATGCTTGTTTATATACCACAGCGTTCACTGTTCCGAATGAGCCTTTAACAGCAACCAACGATGGTCTTATACTTACGACCGGGGTAGATATTAGAACCCATTCCCACGTTTGGAACTACACCGATGTTTACGACGCAAGGTTCGCTGATACATGGCCTAAAAATGATCCTCTTGCCAGTCTTGTAACTACAACCGGCGCTACCGCTGTTGAACCAGGCAACGGTTTTCGATACTTGATATTTACGACCTCTGGCTCTTTGACTGTTCCGTCTGATGCTGCCGGTGTATCTGTAGAGTATCTAGTTGTTGGTGGAGGCGGTGGTGGTACAGCAAACCGTGGTGCAGGGGCTGGCGCTGGCGGTCTACGGACAAACGTCTCCGGCAATCCATTAGCTGGTTCTGCAATGACTTTACCAGCCGCCACTTACCCTGTCGTGGTTGGTGCAGGAGGAACTTCTACCACTGGCGCTTTTCCGTTTGATTTAGCTACCCGTACCTCTGGCGCGGCTTCGTCCTTCAATAGTATTGAATCGGCTGGCGGGGGACGAGGTGCTGCCGGTAGTGGCGGCTCTGGGGCAGGTGGTCACACCACTCCCGCTCCAGCATCGCAAAACGCCGGCGCGGGCAACGTGCCGCCGGTAACTCCACCGCAAGGTAATAACGGTGGGGTTGGGGGCGCATATAACTCCGGTCGCGGAGGCGGCGGCGGCGGTGCAGGGAGTGCAGGAACGCCAGGCGGGCCTGGTGGTGGTGGCCCTGGTGCAGGGGGCAATGGCCATCCAATACCCGCGTTTGCAAGTCCTCTTATTGCACCCGGTATCCCGTCTGACGCAGCCACAGCAATCGGGCCGACCGGGCTGTTTGCAGGAGGCGGCGGTGGAGGAGGATCTTCTAATGGGTCTGTTCCAGGCGGCGCAGCGGGGCCAGGCGGGGGCGGTGCAGGCGGGAGCGCCGATGTCAACCCTGGCAGTCCTAACCCATCATCGGGCGAGGACGGGCCGGCTGGCGCACCAGGCGTAGACAACACCGGAGGCGGCGGCGGTGGCGGCGGCAACTATGCCGGCACTAACCCAAAAATGCGACCAGGCGGTGCTGGCGGTAAAGGCATCGTAATTTTAAAATTCCCAGCAACAGAAAAATAAGCAACATGATCTTACGAAACGAAGCAGCAGTGTACTATTTCCAGCAAAAGAAATATCTTGTAGTAGATAATCTTTTGTGTGAAAATTACCGCAAACCGATCTGTGATGAGTATTTGCAAAAGTCTGGAGAAAAAGACGCACAGTGTCCGGTCAATAGCGATGCTTACTACGGTGAACCTAAGTGCGAGTATATTTTAGTCAATACGTTGCCACAGATCGAAAAACTAACCGGCCTAAAATTAGAGCCCACATACAGCTACATGCGTGTGTATCGGCCAGGTGAAGAGCTTGAGTGGCATCTAGACAGACCGTCCTGCGAGATCTCTGCAACAATCAACCTGGGCCAAAGTGGCGAATACGACTGGCCTATCTGGGCTGCGATGTCTGACGACTACACGTTGACCAAGAGCATTAGCCTTAAACCTGGCGATGCCATGATATACCGAGGCATGCAAGTGCCACACTGGCGAGAGAAGTTTGATGCGCCAAACGAAGATGACTGGCAGGTGCAACTGTTCCTACACTACGTGAACAGGCACGGACCACATGCTCATCATAAGTTTGACGGACGGGCACAACTGACGACGGAACCGTTTGGCGAGGAATAATGGCAACGCATACAGGCTCGATTTTGTCGAGCATCGCTGAAGATTGCTGGTACTGGTACTACAATCAGCTTTTTACGCCAGCACAAGTCGATAGAATACATAGAATTTGCACAAGGAACGAAGAGGAAGAAGCACTGACCGGCGATAATCACGATCCAGAGTTAGCGGATCACACGGTGCGGAAGAACAAAGTAATCTGGTCTAGCGACGACGAACTGTTTGGGATGCTGTTCCCTAAACTAAACGAGGCAAATGCAGCAGCGGGTTGGGACTACAATATCACCTGCTGCGAACCTTGTCAGTACACGATCTACTACGGTGATAATAATCACTACGATTGGCACACAGATACTTCATCGACCATGCCAACTCAAGGCATAACAGCCAACACGATACGAAAGATTAGCTGTGTGATACAACTTAGTGACGCAAAAGATTACGAAGGCGGGGACTTTAACTTAGTATCCGTAGACACAGAGAAAGAGGGCGAGTCCAAAACGTGGCAAGTAAGGCCGGTCGATATCCCGCACATGAAACAAAAAGGCGCAGCAATATTCTTCCCGTCAACTTTATTTCATCGGGTGCGGCCAATTACAAACGGAACTCGGCGCACGTTAGTGACATGGTTTCGGGGACCAAAATGGGTTTAACATGGACATCTCACCTGTAATTTTCTGGAACATCGTTTTGACGCTCGTGATTGCCCCAGCCTTCTGGGGGTTCCGCAGCTTAGTAGCAGAGATGAAGCGTATCGACATTCTGCTCAATAAGACGCGCGAAGAATACGCGACCCGCGATGAACTGCGCGACGACATGCGACAGGTCATGGACGCGCTGCATCGGGTCGAAGATAAATTAGATAAAGCACTTGGAGGTAAGTAAGATGGCACGAACCTATAGTATGGACGAAATTCAAGCGGGCCTACCCCAGTTTCATCAAAAACTACGTGAAGAAACGGGCTACACAGGTCAGTTCAAAGCAGACCCGACACAAACATTCCAACAATTTATGTTGGCAAATCCTGGGTTGCAAAGTCAAGTAGACACACTCGCTAATCAATTTAACGCAGGCGATTTTGCGTCCAGCCCTGCATCCGATACTACGCCCACCACTACCACAACCACAACTACGCCAGCCGCCACCGCTACAACGACACCGCAGGCCGTCGACTTCTCGCCCGTGACGACGCAGCTAACGCCAATCCAGACTGGTGTGACCGGCCTAGCAGGGGATGTTGGCGCGCTACAGAGTGATGTGACTGGCTTGACCACGGATGTCAG